AGAAAAACATTATCTAGAAGAGGAATTGCTTTAAAGTCTCCAACTAAAACAAATTTAATACATGATTACGGCGTAAAAACAATTTACCTAAAAGCAAAATCTCCAGCAGCAGATTATAGTGCAATTTTAGGCACTAAATTGTGGTATGTTTCTGATTTAGGAGAAAATTTAGCATCGACAACTGTTGATTATGTAGATGTTATAGGATTTTCTCAGATTACTAGATTAGATGATATTGGTGGAGAAATTTATTTAGAATTAACGGTATTAGGAAATAAAAGAGATTTAGCATCCAAATTTTTAGAATATGACGAAGCAGATTTTATTCCACCTGCTTTAAGTGACGGAGCAATTAATAATGACACAAAGAGAAAGCAATTGTTTTCTTCTACTAGTACAGTAGCAGATAACGGAAACTTCAGAGCACAAAATTATTATTGGCAATCTAGCGGCACGCAGATACAAGTATCAAACATTGATTATGTCGAAAGAGTAATCAATGGAGTTAATAAGTATATTGCTAGAGTAACTACTGTTACTGACCATGGATTATCTGCAGGTAATGTAATTTCAATATCTGGGGCTATTCCATCGGCATATAATGTCAATGGTGCTTCAGTACTCGCAGGACCAACTGCAAAATATTTTGAATACGAATTGCTATCAAATCCAGCATCGATTGCTTCTGGAAATATAGTATTGATAGTACCAATTTCAGAAACAAACAAAATTTTACCGTATGGTGAAATTGTAGATTATAGCGAAGTTATCACTCCTGTAATTGGCGTCTGCAAACCAAAAAATTTCTCTCTTGTTGAAAGAGGATCAGGATTTAATCCAGAAACTGATAAAATTATTTCTAAGGGCAAAGATGCTAGTGGAAATGAAAAATACAATTCTATTTTTAAATTGGAATATTTCAACCCAATTTTCTTCACAAAAATTGTTTTAGATTCTCCAATTACTACAGGATTTACTTCAGGATTATATATCACTGGATCTCAAAGTGGTGCGTATGCGGTTATTGAAGGATCTCCAGATTCTAGTTTCTCTTCGTTTACGACTATTTTCGTAAAAGTTATTTACGGTAACTTTATTCCAGGAGAAAGTATTGTAGATGAATCTGGAAATACTTTAAAAATTGCAAAAGAAAATACTATCTCTCATTTTATTGTAACAAAAAGAGGTAGTCAGTATTCGCAATCTACTGCTAAAGCAGCAACAAAACCATTAAATATTGATGGTAAAGATTTTGATGTTTCCACTGTTAAACCAATTATTGTAGGTGGTAAAGTAATTCGTATACAAATCGTGGATAGAAAATCTTTAAAAGATGAGTATATTTCGCCACCATCAGTCAAAGTAAATTTTGATGATGGCACTCCACCTGTATCGGCAGTAGTAAAAGCAGTTTTATTCAAAAACACTATCACTACATACACGAATGAAAATGTCAAGTCTTTATTCTGTGAATTTGGAGAAGGAAATTCAAATAAATTTACTGCAGACATAGAAACCTTTGAAGAAAAATATTCTACTAGCAAAGATGTAACTAATTTTACATTTTTTGGTGCTAGAGGCAAAAAGTTTTTAACATGTAATTCTTTTTCTGGAGATCCAACTGTAGATATTCTTTCTGGAGATGTAATCCAGTATGTAGACTCTACTGGAAAAGTAAGAAGAAACATAGTTGAATATGTTACTCCTGCCAGTGGACTAGTTAGAGGGCAAGTATATCTCGATACGGCATTACAGGAAGATGTCGATAATGCTGTTTTATCAAGAAAAAGAACTAAGATAACCAATCCAGAAAATTCTTCTCTTCTTTTCCCTCTAGGATTTAAATCAGCAAGTAGCCTAATACAAGATAGTGACGATACTAAGATAAAGTATTATATCCGTAGAGATTTTATAACTACATCTTCCACTTCTGGCGGACAGATTACATTCTCTGCACAATTAAAATTTGGCACACAAAGATTCATTGGATTTAATGAAAGTAATTTCTTATTGACAGTACTAGATAAAGGAAATTCAGATACAGGATTACAAAATGGTGATATTATGTATATCACTGCAAATCAGGTTGCCACATTAAATTCGGGTGGTGTCTCGATAACTTTAGATAACCTCACTTTTAGATCAGATGCATCTTCAGCCTCAAATGTAGTTTTAAAACTTTCTGCTACAATTGAAGTAGATAAATCTTCACCAAAAACAAAAACTTCTATAAGAAATAAAAGAATAGTTGTTGTTTCTTCTGGCGATAAAGTAATACCATTTAGAGGTTATGATTACGATGAAAAGACTGCTCAGGTAATCTCATACTCGGATGCTTTCGGTGAGTATGGAAAAGATATCAAAGTATTTGAAGGATCTATTTCAAACCCACCTGTTTTAGATGACCAAAATAACGTAATTGAGGGATTTGATGTAACAGAAAGATTTACATTTGATGATGGACAAAGAGACACATTATATGATGTATCCAGATTAGTTTTGAAACCTGGATTTGATGCACCTACAGGGCAGGTAGTAATTGTATTTAATTATTTCGAGCATTCTCAAGGAGATTATGCGACAATTGATTCATACACTTTAACTGGAACTCCAGTATCTGATATTCCATATTTTAATTCTCTGTCTTTAGGTAGAATTTATTTGGGTGATGTAATTGATTTTAGACCAAAAGTTGATGTAAATTCTATTATTAGTGGATTCCAAAATAAAACTTTACTAGAATCAAATAACACAATTTCATTTAATGGATCTGGTGGCATTGCATCAGCTACACCTGCACACGATGATAATTTAGATTATACCATTTCTTTCAATAGTAAGCAATACTTAGATAGAATTGATGGAATTTTCTTAACTAAAACAGGGCAATTTATATCAAAAAAAGGAAATTCTTCATTGAATCCTTCAAAACCAGAATCTCCAGATGATTCTATTGCGTTATACTATTTGTTTATTCCCGCATACACGGCAGATGTAAAAGATATTAGGGTAACTCCAGTTGATAATCGTCGCTATACGATGCGTGACATTGGAAAACTAGAAAAGCGTATTGAAAGATTAGAATATTATACTACACTAAGTATTCTTGAGCAGCAAACATTTAATACACAAATTAAAGATGATATTGGATTAGATAGATTTAAATCTGGTATCGTTGTGGATACTTTTGAAAATCATGCAGTTGGTAATTTAGCATCTCTAGATTACAAATGCGCCATTGACACTCAACAGTCAATACTAACGGCTCCTACTGTAGAAAATTCATATTCTTTGATTGAGATTAATTCAACTAATCAACAAAGATCTGTTTCTGGTTATCAAAAAACTGGACCAATTTTAACCTTGCCATATGCTAATCAAGAATTTGTATCAAATAAATTTGCTACAGATTTAAATGGCAAAATTAATCCAAACCCATTTGTAGTAATACAGTATGTTGGTGATGCGTTTATTTCACCATCTGTCGATAACTGGTATGATAACACCAAAAGACCTATCATTTTAAATAATGATACTAAAGTTTTCTCAGTATTTGTTTCTAAAACTGATGCAAGAGAAGGTTATTCAAGTTTAAATAATTTCTATATTACTAACTGGGTTGGCACTAATAGAGCATTCTATAATATTTCTTCATTGAATGATATTACATCAAATTCTCAATCAACTGTTTTATCAGCAACAGTATCTACTAGTTCTAATATAAGTCCACAAAATAACGAAATTGGTAAAGGTATCAATACTGTAAATAATGGAAATTCTGTAGTAGCATCTTCATTACAACTTTTTGCTAGAGCAAAAGCTATTAAGTATACTTTAAGAAGATTAAAACCAAATACAAAATTCTATGCATTTATTGATGGAAGAAATATTGCTAGATGGGTGTCACAAGACACTAGATTTACTGGTATTGCTGGAAATTCTTTAGGTCCATTTGGATCTAAAGAAGATGGAAGTGCTATCATCACAGACTCTAATGGTGATGCTAGTGGATTATTAATTTTCCCATCAGGAAAAGCTCCTCTACAAAATGCTACTTGGACTGGTGATTTGAATAGTGTTTCATATGAAACTGATGCAGATGCAGAAGAATTAACTTTCTCAACGGGAATAAAGACTATTCGTTTTACAACTAGTGAAGAAGATAAAAATGATAATAGTGTAGAGAGTTTTGCCGAATGTAAGTATTTCTGCACTGGCACATATCCAAATCAACCAGCATCTATTATATCAACAATCCCTTCATTCCTCAAAGCAGCAGAAGGTATTCAGTTTATTGATAATGCTAGCACTCAAGCAAAACCAAGTCCACTTTCCCAAACATTCCGCGTAGAAAATCTAGAAGGTGGAGTTTTTGTTACTGGAGTAGATTTATACTTTGCTCAAAAGAGTAATACACTACCTATTAGAATATATTTAACTGATACTATTTCAGGTAAACCTGGAAATTATATTATTCCTGGAACTGAAGTTGTAAAATCTACCGATACTTATTTAAGAATTTTTGCAAGCGGTAATCTATCTTTAACCATAGGCGAAACTATTTCTGGATTTTCTTCTGGAGTCAAAGGAATTATTAAAGAAGTAATAGACCAAAATAGCAATAAACTATTACCTTCTTTACAAAATACCGTTACTTTATCTAATGACCAAGTTTATACTTTAGTATTGTCAAATTATGTCTCAACAGGTGGAGCAGAATTTCTACAAAATGAAAATCTTTCTATTCCATCTTTAACTCAATTCAATACTTTAAACAATAGTAATCTAACGGTAACTATTGCTAAAAATTCTGGAAGAATAGTTGGATTAAAAATTAAAGATTATGGTGAAGGTTATGATTCCGCAAATTTAATTATTCAGAGTCCTCAACTTCCTGGAGGTAGCAACGCTTTAGGCAGCGTATTTATTTCTAATGGAGAAGTATTTGATACAACAATTTTATTAGAAGGATCTGGATATACAGATGCACCTTCTATTATTCTAAGACCAAATGGATCTATCAGTAGAGAAGCAATTATAGAACCAATTTTGGAAATTGATACTTTAGCAGTTAGAATGGGAGTATCTGTAGATCCTAAAGATGGTCAAACAATTGATTCTATTTCTCCCACTAGATTTACATTCGAGTATCCCGTCTATTTACAAAATAATACAGATTATTGTTTAAGTATAGAAACAGATTCTATAGATTATAGAATCTGGTCTTCTAGACTGGGAGAAACTGATATTGCAACTTCTCAAGTAGTTACAAGACAACCACTATTAGGTTCTGTTTATAGATCACAAAACGTAGATTCATGGATAGAAGATTTGAGTCAAGACATTAAATTTACTTTATATAGAGCAAATTTTGTAATAAATACTCCCGCAAATATAAGATTAACTAATGAAAATTTAGGATATGAATTATTAGATTTTAATCCTATTCAAACAGATTCATCATCTAACGATAGTGCTGATTCTCCATTGTTTAAAAATAACAACAGAATAGTTCGTGTATCACATAAAAATAATGGATTTGAAGATTTGGGTAAATCTTACGTGACTTTCAAACAAGTTGAAGATGTTGGAGGAATAGAGGGAAGTTATATTAATACAAATCTTTTCCAAGTGTCAAATAGTGGATTAAATTATTACGATATTACTTCTTTACTAGGAGCTGGATCTTCTACATTTGGTGGCGGAAGTAAAGTATTAGCTTCATATAATAGAAAATATGAAAAATTATACCCACAAGTTAGTTATCTCTCGTTTAGTCAAACACCTTTAAATGTAGAAGTAAAAACAACTAATATTATTCCATCTGATTCAAATGGAGAAAATTATACTTCATATCAGCAATCTGATTATGAAGCAACATTTTTAAATGAAGAGCAATTTTTCACAAACCAAAAAGTGATTGCTTCTGAATTCAATGAAATTAAAAATAATATTGATGAATCTCTAATTTATAAATTCACCTTTAGTACTACTGCCGATAATTTATCTCCAGTAATTGATTTGAGATCATCTTCAGTTAAGGTAATTTCCACACAAATAGATAAACCAAAAGGAAATGAAACAAGATTTGGAAGAAGATATAAGATTCTTTCATTCTATCCAATATACAAATTTAATGTAACTAATCTACCTACGAATAGTAACGGAGATCCTATTATCCCAACTGTTAATCAAAGTGTAGTTGGAAATACTTCTAAGTGTAGAGGAGAAATAATTAAAGTTGTTGGATCTTTAATTTATGTTAAAATTAAGAATAGTAGTCTATTTTTATCTGGAGAAACTTTAGAATTTGGGGTGCAATCATTTACAACTGTTGCCGTTTCGCCAGATGGAGTAACTAGAGTACCTCTTAATTTCACTCCAGATACTGCAGTGGAAACTTATCTAGAAAATTTAAGTGATAGATTCTCTACTACAATATATGGAAAAATAATTTCTTGGGATGAAAAAACAGAAAAATTAGTTGTTTTGGAAGAAAAAGCTCCTATAAATGGTGATTATTTCTCACCAGCGACTGGAAATGTTTTCGGTAGAAATTCTTCAAATTCTGGAAAAAATCAATTATCTGATATTATTCGCGTTGGAGATAATCTGTGGCATCAAAATATTTCACCACAAAATGCATCCGATACCAATGAATCTGTGCCAGGTTTTGTGGAAGTTTCTTCTGTGAATTATAGTAATGGAATCATTTATACTTCAGATATAAATTCAAAAAACAGCACTTCTTTAGCAAAATATGTAACTAAAGAAATTACTTTGGTAAATCCAGCAACAACTATCGAAGTTAGATTAACTGCTAATATGGCAGAATCAAATGATGTTGAAGTTTATTATAAAATTAAATCTGTAAATTCTGAAAGTGTATTTGATGATATTGAATGGGTCGCATTCAATGGTAATGGATTGCCAGATATTCAAGTAACACCATCAAATGAAGCTGCTATATCTGGATTATTTGAATCACAATCATCATACAAAGAGCACAAATATAGTGTTTCAAATTTAAATGAGTTTTCTTCGTTTGCAGTAAAAATTGTTATGAAATCTGCGAATCCTTGCTATATACCAAAAATACAGGACGCTAGAATTGTAGCGGCATTTTAATGAATAATTATTCTAAGGTCTATGGTCACGATGATTTATTTCGTGATAACACGACTGGTGCTGTAATAAATACAGATAAAAGTTTATTTGAAAATACCAGAAAATCTAAATCTGCTGCTGGAGTTATTAAAAATTTACAGCAAGATGTAGATATTCTAAAAAGTGAATTGTCAGAAATAAAAAGTCTTCTACGAGAAATAGTTGGTAAGTAATGGCACTTAGAAACGTCCCAAAAAGTTACACCCTTGAGCAACAAAGACAGGAGATTAATTCTCTTGCTACTGATGTAGGTGACATTA